GCTCTGATTAAACCCGAAGACCGTGAGCTGTTCGAAGAATGTGCCCGTCGTGGTTTCTTCAGTATCCTCGACAGAAAATGGCGGAAAAATGGTGGCCAATATATTTTTATTTCCCGCCAATAATAGCTATCTTTACAGTATAACAAACTAAAAGTCAAACCAATAAATACCAACTATGGAAATTAGACAAATCCCGCTGTCATTGGTGCATCCGTCACCGATGAACCCCCGCAAGACTTTTGATGAGGAAGAGATCCAGGAACTTGCAGACAACATCGAAAAACAAGGATTGCTCCAGCCTATCACAGTCAGGCCCATTAAAGACAAAAAGCGTTTCGCCGTTGTCGATGGCAATGCAGACTTTCATTACGAATATGAAATTGTCTGCGGTGAGCGCCGTTACCGAGCTTCCCAGAAACTTTCCGACAAATGGGCTGAAATGGATTGTGTTGCACCCAAAGGCGCATCTTACAATCGGTTCTCCGAAATATCCGCCATTGTGCGTGAGATGAGCGACGACGAAGCTTTCGATGCGATGATAACGGAGAATCTTCAGCGCAAAGATGTCGACCCCATTGAAGAAGCTTTTGCCTTTGGTCAGCTCATCCAAAAAGGCAAGACATCCGAAGAGATAGCGGCCCGCTTTGGCAAATCTATCCGATTCGTTCAGGATCGCGTCAAACTCAACAATCTTATCCCGGAGCTCATGCTGGCTATCAAGGATGACAAGATGAGCATAGCGGCCGCAATGATAATAGCCAAACTTGATGAAGAACATCAGAGGCGTTACCATTCCGTCTATTCCAACAACGCCGGCGGCTTTTCCAAACAGACAGCAGAGAGTTTCACTCAATCTCTCTTCATGTCCATAGGCAACGCGCCCTGGTATCAGAGCAATGACTCCAGAGATGAGGATTTTGAAGGAGGCTGCGGCCGTAAGTGTTCAGAATGCCAATACAACACCGCCAATCATGGGTGCTTATTCTGGGAAATGAAAACCGAGGACACCGGCAAATGCACTGACCGCACCCGATTCTACGCCAAACACACAGCATTCATACTCGACATTCTCAATCGTTATGACCGCCCCATAATCAGGCGCGGCGCTGCTCTCGAAACTGGCGGCGTTGTAATTATAGATACTGACGAATACTGCAACCCTTCTACCAAAGCCCTCAAAGCTGCCGTTTTCGAGGCAATCAAAGCGGCAGGATATGAGGTTATCAAATCCAACGAATTATTCGAGGGGAAGTGTTGGTATAAAGATAATCGCCTCAAGCGAAATATCAAAATGGGGAATGTATACGAGTGCCTGCGACTCTTCACTTACGACAGTATGAAGATTGAGCCGGAATGGCGTTACTTCAAAGGCAAAAGTAACGCCGACGAAGATGACAACTCCACGACACCTGCGACATCGGCAACATCATCTCAATCCGTGGATGCCATGAAGCTAATTCAGAAACGCGCCCGGATGAAAGAGATCGCAATGGAGAATATCGCAGCGGAATCTCGGACAATGGCTAACAATCTTGGAGTAGCCAAGCGCAAAGGAGAGTTGAGCGATGCCGAGGTGTTCGCATTCCAATCTATTATCTTCTCTCTCTGCGGCTCCGAGATGCTTGAACGATATGGACATAAGGGTTACGGCAAAGTGACTGAACGCTCATTCATAGGCGTAATCAGGCAGAATCGGGCAGATTGGCCGATGTGGATGAGAGAGTTCATGCGCACCATATTTGCAAGTGCAGATATGAACTATAATGAACTATATCAGTTCTGCGCCGGTGAAGTGCTTGCGGAATGGATGCCCAAGGAATGGAGAGAGATGGTGCACAAGTTCGCAATGAAACTTGACAAAGATCTCGCCAAGAACACCGAGAAGCTGAAGGAACTCGGATATGGTATCGATGGCAAGCTACTCCCTAAGCCCAAAGAGCCCGCTTCATCTGCCGACGCTCCCCGAGCTGACAAAATATCTATTCCTAAGGGAAAAGACATTCAGAAGCAGTTCAAGGAGATGAAAGCCAAACATCCCGGAACCCTCATGCTCTTCCGAGTCAACGACTTTTACGAGTGCTTCGATGAGGACGCCGAGAGAGCAGCTAAGACTCTCAATCTGGCACTCACCACCACCAAGGGATACAAGTTGGCAGGATTCCCTCACCATGCCCTCGACACATATCTTCCCAAGCTCATCCGAGCAGGACATAAGGTGGCCATCTGCGAACAGCTCGAAGGGCTTAAAAATTGATGCTATGGGAAAGACGGATAAAATCATCCTTTCTCCAAAACAAGAGCGATGGTTAGTCCGGCACTTCAAACATACAAAGAACGATGAAATAATGAGTCGATTGGGTTTGTCCCATTCGGCTCTTCATCGTTTTGCACGCGAACTAGGACTTACTAAGTCCCGACAATTTATGAAGAAGTGCCAAGCGGCCACGACTCAGGCTGCGTGGATCGCCAATCGCTGCAAAGGATGGCCCCCGAAAGGTTATACAATCCCTCGAAGCCGGGAGTGCGGTTTCCAAAAAGGAGTTACCAATCTTCAAAGACTCGGGCACAAACGAGATGCTGAAAGAGTTAGAAAAGCTGCTGAATCACGCCGAGCCACCGTCAAGCGTGAGCGAGCGCGAATTATTTGGGGATTTGAGCAGAAAACCAAGTTAAAGCTCGTGACCAGTAGAAAGAAGATCAGCAGCCGATACGCTCTGCGCCGCCGTGGCTATGATATAGCCCGGGGTGCGAGCACAGCCTATATAGTTTGCGAGACCCGACGCTCCGCGATAGTCGAGGCCAACGCTATCAAAAACGGGATCCAGATTATTGAGCCATCATGAGCTACAGTGTCAAATCTATTCGCAGGCAATTTGCCGAGCATGGTGTGTTCTACACCGATCCTAAGCTTGCCCGGATTCTCAAAGACATCGTCTCGGCGGACGGAGAGGTGTCAGAAGTGTATGACCCCACTTGCGGGAGCGGTAATCTGTTGAGCGTGTTCCCCGACAGCGTGCGCAAGTATGGTCAGGAACTGAATCCGGAGCAAGCCGAAGAGGCGCGTATGCGACTTGTGAACTGTGAGATAGCCACCGGCGACACTCTTGTTGAACCGGCTTTTATAGATAGAAAATTCAGGCATATAGTTGCCAATTATCCGTTCAGTGTGAAATGGGAGCCAAAGCCTGACAGTCGCTGGGAGGATGCCCCGTGCCTTCCTCAGCCATCCAGAGCAGACTACGCGTTCCTGATGCACATCATTTACATGATGGCCGACAATGGTGTGGCGGCAGTCCTTGGGTTCCCCGGCATACTTTACCGCGGACAGCGCGAGGGGAAGATCCGGCAGTGGATTGTCGAGCGCAATCTTATCGAGAGCGTCACCCACATAGAGAGCGGCTATTTCGAGGACACTAAGATAGCGACGGCGCTTATTGTATTCCGAAAGGGCAAGACCGACGATAAGATCAGATTCGCCGACCATGAGACCGGCAAGGAATATATCGCCGATATGGCGGAGGTCAGGCGCAACGGATTCAATCTGTCAGTCAATAATTACATCCCAGACGAAGAAACGAGAATAGAGATCGACCCGGTTGCAAAAGAAATCGAGGCACGCGAATCCATCCTGAAAAGGTTAAGCGCCCAGCTCGAGTTTTCTAATGCAGCCATAAAGATTCACACAACGCTCGGATTGCCCCCGCTGCCCCCGCTTAGCGAATTTGTGACAGACATCAGACATTTAATAAAACGATATGAGTAGGACGAGAACCGGATTCATATATTCCGAGATGACCAACAAAGGGAGGCGTTCGACGAAGTACGTTCGCGGCGCAAAACCGATTTTTTGTTTTCGATGGGTAGCCGAGATACAAGTCAACGGCAAGCGCTACCGCAAGCGGAGCCCGTCGAGGAACGACGTAGAATTCTGGCTTGAGAATATGCGCAACCGCTTTGCCGACGAGCCCCTGCTTGTCGGAGCCGCCGCTCCAGCTTATTCAAGAGATTACACTAAAACCGCCAAAAACTCCCACTTCCACATCCACGACACATCCGAGCTACTAAACGAGAAAGAGAAATGAGCCAGAATAGTCTTAATATAATCGAGAGCGGAGCTAAGCGACTCCGACACGGATCTTACAAAACAGTCTATTTAAGCAGCCGCGGAAAAGGGCTGCCGAAGAAATGGCGTGCTGAGATACAGACAATCAGCCCCTCAGGTATCGTTCGCATACGAGCATGGTTCTCCGACAAAGAGCGTGCATTCAATTGGATCAAAGGAAGATAAAGAAGATATTTATAACCCGCATCAGCAATGAAGAAAGAAATCAAATCATTCCTGTCCGGCGTCACTCTCGTTGTCGGACTGACTCTCGTGTTCATCGTCCTTAAACAGACCGAAATAACATCATGGTCATGGTTGGCTGTCATCTCACCACTACTCGCTTACGCGACCATGTTGATAATCATGTTCATCATCACTTTATGCCTCTATTCCCATTATAAAAACAACCGTTAAGCAATGCCACCTTGCAATCGTTCCCCTCCCTGAGCCTCATAGCGAGAACTAACCAGTCATTCACCTAACCCGATCTTTACCAATGGCAATACCTCTGAACAAATTTGCCGAGCAATGCGAACAGGTAGCGATGGCCAAAGGCGATATAACGCCAGACTCTTCTCCCTCTGTTTCATTTTATGGTATTTCCAGAGAATGGAGAGAGTTGCGCAAAGCAACTGACTTCCGGGATCTTGACCTCCAGGGTTGGAGCGAAAGGGAGAAATGCACTGCCGACGTGATAATCGCGGCGTTGGTCTACCTTAGGCGCATTGGCTGCAATGGTATTGAAAAATTGCTCCGTGAGGCCCTCGAAATTCGCGCCCGGCAAAATACATAGGTTTCGTTAATGGCTATTCAGATGAAGAACAATAATGATGAAGAATAATAGCAATGACCGAAAACACAATGTTATCAATCAGTCTTCTGGATTACAACAGGGGACAATTACCCGGCCTCCCGAAGAATCCCCGGTTCTTTCGGGACAGCCGATATGAAGCGCTGAAGAAGAGCATCGCCGAGTCCCCGGAGATGCTTGAGCTTCGTGAGCTGATAGTCTTTCCCTATGCCGATGGCCGCTACATAGTAATCTGCGGCAATCTGCGGTTGATGGTCTGCAAGGATCTCGGATACAAAGAGCTGCCCTGCAAAATTCTCAGCCCTGATACAGACGTCAGGAAACTACGCGAATATGCCACCAAGGACAATGTCAGCTTCGGGGAAAATGATATGGATGTCATGTTAAATGAGTGGGATACGTCAGAACTACAGGATTGGGGCGTAGAGCTCACGCTCGAAAAGAAGAGCGATCCGTTCAAAGAGCGTTTCAATTCCATTACTGACGATACCGCCATCTATCCTCTTGTCCCTAAGTTTGACGAGCGGCATGAGCTGTTCATCATCCAGTCGTCTAATGAAGTCGACAGTAATTGGCTTCGTGAACGGCTCGGGATGCAGCGGATGCGTTCATATAAGACCGGCAAGGTCTCGAAAAGCAATGTAATCGACATTAAAGATGTCAGGGTCGCATTGGAGGGCGCAAGGAAATGAGCGACCTCAAAATTGTGATACCGTCCCACAAACGGCACGATAGAGTTTACGCAAAAAAACTCGTGAATAATCCGATTATCTGCGTGGCCGAGAGCCAAAAAGACCTCTATCATGAATACAATCCCGAATGCGAAATAGTGACTCATCCTGATGATGTTATCGGTCTGATACCCAAACGAAATTGGATGGCCCGACACTTCGGTGATCTTATGATGCTCGATGACGACGTTCATGCTGTCAAAGCGCTCTTTAGCGAAAAAGGTGAAGTCGGCGCTATTCGCGATCCAGACCGAATAACCCATATTATAGAATCGCTGTATGAATTATCGTGCCTTCTCGATGTTCACTTGTTCGGTTTTACCTCAGCCATCTCTCCTATGATGTATAATGAATGGGGATATTATTCTCTTTCAAAAATGGTCACCGGGTGCGCCTATGGCGTCCGCTACAACAAGAACGTCTGGTGGAACGAGGAAATCCGGCTCAAAGAGGACTTTTGGATAAGCTGTTACATGAAATATAAGGAACGTCGCATTCTCACAGACCTCCGCTATAACTTTGCCCAAAAAGGCACCTTTGTTAACGCCGGAGGACTTGCGGCAATCCGTAATCAGGAAGAAGAGCGTCGCTCGATATTGTTCATAAAAAAGAACTTCGGCGACAGTATCAACCTCAAAGGCATCACCAACAACGGCAAAGGTAAGACCAAACAGCTCGTCGAATATAATATTTCATGTAAATTCAAATTCTAAGCTACTGACAATCTGAAAAAAACGTCGTAAAAATGGAGGTCATAACGATTGCATATTCCGTTAATTTTGGTTACTTTTACAGAAGCAACCATCAAAATAACAGCAAGTTATGATTAAAAGAACTGTATCAGGATATAACTTCTTTGAAGTGAGCAGCGCGATGCAGAAGGCCATCCGACGGGCCGATGCGAGAGTCGCCGGATTCTTCGCTCTGGAGCTATGGCACTCGGGCTTTCGCGATTATGTCTGGAAGCGTCTGTTCACTATAAGCGCGGAGGACTGCTACGGACTCATCACCTCTGAGATTGAAGCCTTATGGCAAGGGCATGAGTTAGTCAACAAAAACCATCCCGAAGGCAAAGGCCGCATTTTCGTGAGCAAAGCGGTGCTTCTCCTATGCGAGTGCCGCAAGAACCGAGACGCGGATCATCTTCAAAACTTCATCTATGACCACAAAATGGCGGACGTAGAGCATTGGATTGAAGATGTGCGCCGCTATCCTATTCCCATACCTGATTATACTTACGATGTCCATACAGCAAAAGGCAAGAAGTATAATCGAACCAAGGAGGATTTTTTCAGAGATGAATACGAGGCGTTGCGGCCGAGAATCCCCGGACTGTTCGATGACCTCGTTCCTCCACCACCTATAAATCTTTTCGACGGTTCGGACTCTTAGTCCGGGCCGCTTTAATTTCCTATCAACCAATGAAAATTCAAATGTTTAACGATCAGCCGCCATTAGACAGGAAACTACTGGCAAAGATGGGCGTCACTACCGAGCCTGTGCCCGTATCGCCCATCGTCGATTATCATGTCAAAGTTTCATCTGCTACGCCAGAAAGAACTAAGCCGCTTACCTCTGACGAATGTATAAAGCTGTTCGGTGCGCGAGAGGCCGTGATGATGAACTTCATACCGCAGATGCTTACGGCGCTCGCCTTCGATCAGCTCAAGGCAATGATAATGTATTGCCGGAAGCACCGGCTTGACGAATACAATCGTCACAACAGGCAACTGCGGAACTGTATTGAGGAATACGACTCAGAACTTCGTGCCAGCTATGGCCGGGCGTGGTATACTTATCAGAGTTATCTGGCGAGACTGCGTGATGATGTTTTACTCGATCTATTCAAATGCTGGTGCACGTTCACGAATGAGGCATCGCGACAGTATGTCGGTCGCCCCCACAAAGAGATAGCGGCTCGGGTAACTCTGGCCCGCATGTTAATGACCTATGTCGAGGATTTCGATACAAGAATGGACAAAATCATCTCGGCACGAATCAAAAATACATGTAATCGCCGACAAAATCCTTACTGCGTGCTCATCTCAGTATTATGTATTGACATTGCCGAAACTTTCGGACATAAGATGAAGATAACAGATACGATGTCTCTATGCGTCAGAGTACTCGCCAACCGATGCCGTATTCTGGCAGACTCAATAATGGCGGAAGAGGATGCCGCTGAGAGCGCAAAGCAATGACATTTCTTGACAATTGTTAAGGTGGCAAAATGGCTGCGGCTATGCTTGCACAAATAGCTGTAAATTGCTAATTTACAGCATAAAACAATATAAGTCAAGCCAATAATCCGCGATAACAATGAAAACCGAATCAGACCTCAACGCTCTCATTCCCACACTTGTCGGACTCATCAGGAACAATGACCACGAAATCGGCAGCTCAGATTATGATTTTGATGATTGCGGCAGTTGCAGAAGCGACGACGCAATCGAGAACTATCTCTGCTACATGAAAGACGGATGGACAATTGAGGTCAATTATAAATGTTGTGGCGAATGGGAAAGTTGCCCGGGCGACGGCATTACACCCGCATGCGACGAGCTTATATCCGCATGGGGATATGTGACTGAAATCATCGCCTCTCACTACGACGAAGACTCAGACGAACTCTCAGAGTTCATCGACGATGATTTCAAAGAGCTCAGAAAGGCTCTTGACGACGAGCTTAAAGATATTGCATAAGTCAAACCAATAAATAAACTATCACAATGGCATTAAGAATCCACCATTCCCCCGTATATCAGGTAACTTACGGGGGTGGCTATTTCGGAAACAGAATGGCCGAAATCAACCGGCTGCTTTATGATCACAGCAGTGACATCCAATTTCATGGAGAAGACGTGGAAAGCTCAGAATGGCTCGCCATACCAAGGGCCGACCTTGTCATGCTCATTGCAGGGATTGCCAATGACAAAGAATCGTTCTGCGGGTGGCTGAAAAGTCACTCTGTCGATACGACGCCTGAAAACTTCATTTCGATAATCTGCAAATGGCTTGCCGAGAGTGACCCCAGAAATGAGTTTGTAGTCCTGACATGGTTCTAAAACTGTGAGCTATGGCAAAATTCATAGATATTAATATATTATGCTCTGTTTCGCGCAGGGTTGAAGGCGAGGATGTATTTGAGACCGTAAGAGAACCGATTCTCATCAACACCGACAAAATTCTTACTATCACACCCTTAGGGGAGCAATGTATAATAGCCCTTACGAATGGTGAGAGCATGACTGCTGCTCACTCAGCTCTCTGGGTTATTGGATTAATAAACTGCCAACAATGACAAAGAAACAGATCTCAAGGAAATACAACAGCCTATTGGCACATGTCGAGAACATGGAAATATACGATGGCCGTAACACCGTCGACCAGTATCAATGCGAAAAATGCCACTTCCGAGTCTTCACTACGTATAAGGATAAAGGCGTTACCCCATTTGCCATTCGCTGCCCTGTTTGCGGCGGTTCGATGCAGCATAACCGAACATTCAGCAAAGATACATTTCCTGAAGACGTCCGCGTACTAAATTGGTATCGGCCTGAACTCAAACATCTTCTCAAAATGAATGGACCCGAAATTGATCACGTTCTCAACGGAGGTTTAATATTAGAAAAATCATGAAAGATCTCGACTTAACTACGTTGGCAGAAGAATGGGCCGACAAGCATTTTCTGGACGACGTCGACATGCTAATGGACAGACCATGGCCGGAGGCCAAAGAGCGATATAAAGATATTCTCGTGAACTTCGGCCGCATCGTCCTCTCGAATCAATGGAATCGCCCCTGCGAACAGATCCCCGACATTAGGCAACGCATAATTATCTGCTATCAGTCTTACTATAAAGGTCGTTACCTGACGCTCTACATGACAGACCGATATTCAGAAGATGGTTTTAATGGCGGTACTATCAAAACCGAGAGTGTAATCGCATGGATGCCGCTGCCCGAGCTCTAAAAGAAACAGACTATGATAAATCCCGCAGCAATCCCCGACTACATACTGCGCGCCACGCCGATGACCGTCGGCGAGCTGAGAAAGAAAATCAAGAACCTGCCTGCTGATACGCCGGTCTACATCGTCATAGACAAGCTCTCTGAGGACGCATGGGATGAAGACAAAGGTCAATGGCGCTATGCCCTACCCCTTGTCTACGCCTCGCGCGAAAGGCTCTACAGTGAAGAGGGCGATGAACTTAACCTGTTACTCGAATATGAATCAGAATAGCCCATTCAAGCCAAACAAACCGGCTTTCCCACCGCGAACAGCAAAAGGCAGCGATAATTTGTGTGAATCTTGTCGACATTGCACCCATTCGCCAAATCTATTCCAACCATATTGGTGGTGTTCCTATTCCGGGAGGGAGATTAAGACAGTCATAACACAGTGTAAACACATAAATCAGAACTGATAATGAAAATACTTGATTTAGTCCTCAAACATAAGTGGTACGACATGGAGGAATCCGGCGAAAAGCCGGAAGAGTACCGCGTTCTCTCCGACCATTGGGTAAAACGATTCCTCCGCATTGACAGCGGACGCGAGGGAGCGCTGAGGTATCTTGCCTCGCTCCCAACAAGTCAAGTGTGGCAAGAATACACCCACGTCCGCCTCCGTCGCGGTTACACATCAACAACAATGCTCTTTGAAATCAAGAGCATGCACATAGGTTTCGGCAACCCCGCCTGGGGCGCACCCGAAGAAGAAGTATTCATCATCAAATTAGGAGAAAGAGTATGAATGAAGATTTTGAATATTGTACAGTTAGGAGCAAGAAGAAATGTCCTTTGCGTGAGAATTGTCTTAGAGCCGTAGAGCCGCCATTTAACTATCCGTATTGGGTTCGCAATGGCAGATACAACAAAGAAACCAAACAGTGCAACAGATTTATAGCGAGAGACAGCAAAGCAAAATAAGCCTACTCAAATATGCTTAATTCGACAACGGACTATAAGGAAGTGAGTAATAACGAATTAAAAGTGTAAAATAAGAATGAAAACAAACATAGCAACAACCCAAAAGCAAACAGCCCGGCTTCTGCAATGCGGAGTGTCGGCTGACACGGCGGATATGCACTGGGATAACAAGACTCTTGATGAACCATTTCTTGATACGGGAGAGGTTACAGACAAGCGCGATACTCCTGCGTGGAGCCTCAGTAGGCTGCTCGGGCTTCTGCCGTTCAAAATTCACAGTGGCAAATACGAATATTGGCTCGATATAGCTCCGATGGACTACGGCAGGCAATGGAGCATCGGCTACTACTGTATGGATAAGCCAAGAGTAATCAAGGGGCTTACGCATACCGACAGCCTTATAGAGTGTGCCGTGCAAGAAATTGAATGGCTCACCGCCAACGGCTACAAACTGAACGAGATATGAAACCCTATCGAATAAAGCATATCCCCACGGGGCTGTACTTCAAGCCCGGAGAAGTGAATCTGAGCAAGAATGGCAAAGTCTATATGACGAGTGGCAATATTCTCACTTATGCCGATAGCCCCTATGTGATAGTCAGTACCCGTGTGGCATCAAAAATATATAAAGAGACCAAAGATTATATCGCGTGGGTGTCGCAAACATACGGTCGTAATCTTATGACCGCACGAATCCCTAAAAATCAATTTGAAAAGGAAGAATTATGAAGGAACTGACAACAGCAATCCTCGCCCTGCTTGCCCTGACGCTGACGGGGTGCGAGAGTAAGGACATTCGAGAAGACGCTGGCTTTGATAGATATGACTGTATTACCACAGCAGAATACAACGGGCACAGTTATATCATCTACAAAGGTTATCGTAAAGGCGGCATTACCCACGACCCCGACTGCCCGTGCCAAAAGAAAGGAGGAAAAGAATGAAAACAACCCTCACAATCGAGCAATCCGCAGAGCTTATCAAGCGCGGAGTGAG